ATTTATAAAAATATATCAGCCTTTTTGTTTCATCATAAAACTATAAATAATAAGAAACTTAATATATTAGAGAAAACATGAATTATTTAAATGTAACTTACGAGCAATTACTTCAAGATTTCAAGGCTAGATTAAATTCTGATCCTAAATTTAAAAATATCGGAAGTGCTACAATCTATGGTATGTTCATGGAAATGATAGCTGCAGTTACAGAAATGACCAACTTCTATGTTCAAAGAACAGCAGAAGAATCATTTATCTCAACTGCCCGACTTGATTCTAGTGTTATTAAACATGCTAAGGGTCTTGGTTATAATCCCCGTAGACCTGTCCCAGCCCGTTGTGAATTAAGAATTCGCCTCCGTGGTCCACTTCCTAGTTCATTAAAAGAAGGAACAGAAATCTTCTTTACACAAGATGATACTGACCTCGTTTATAACGGTTATAAATTTATTCTCGATAGTGGTTATAGCTACAGATTTACAAGAGAAGATATTGCAAATGGCCAATCTAGTGACTGGTCTAAGGAACTTTATTTCTCTGTTCCTCAAGAAAAGTCAATTTATATGCCATTGACTGGTATTTCTTATTATAGCACAAAGTATACAGTACCTATTAGCTGTTTCCAAGGTGAACGTAAGACATTTGAAATTATTGGAACTGCAAATATTGACAAAATTGGTAATACTAATCAGTTCTATGATATTGATGATTTGGAATTCTCTAACTGGTATAGTAAACGTGACCCATTTGCTTATAAGAATGGTGTATATCGTAGAAAGAATAGCTGGTGCCAAGTTGGTAAAGGTCCAAATGAAATTGATGCTTTCCAACCTGAAAATACTTATGATATTGAAGACCAGTCTATTTACTTAAATGAAACTATTGTAAATACACCGCCAGATGAACAAATTGATAAGAAATTTAAAGTTTGTCTTATTGATACAAATTCTGACAAAACTGTAAGATTGAGTTTTGCTAGTGAACCGAATATTGCTGATATCGGTTTGACTTCAACAGATGACAACATTTATGTAAAATATTTAGTTACTAAGGGTAAAGAAGTTAATAGAACCGGTGTTAAAGGTTCTGTTATGACCCACAATAATAATATTAATGTTAGCCAAGATGGTAATATAATTAATTTAACTAATAACGTTCAATTTATTATTAATACTGATATCTATGGCGGTGAAGATTTTGAACCGCAGGAAAGCATAAAGATTAATGCTCCAGCTTACTTCGCTTCTTGTGGTAAACTTGTTACTAAAAATGACTATGCTTCTTATTTTAGAGCATTAACTTCGCCAATTACTGTTCAAAATGCTTTAGTTTATGGCCAGCAAGAACTTGAAAGTGCTGACAAGGTAAGACATGACCTTGTTCAGAATAACATTATCTATTGTATAGCTGGACATTTGTATCGTAAAAATAATGGTAATTGGGCTCCACGTAATGTGTTAACTGAACCTGATGATAACAATGACGCTTTCAGTATATATGGTGATAAATATCTAGATCATCTTTGTGATTATATTAAAATGCTTTATTCTTATGAAGGCTTCTTTAATAAAATCTATAAACTCGGTAATGATGACGAAGAGCAATGGCTTAAAAACGCCCGCTTGATTTATGATAACTGTAAGCATAAGATGGAAATTAACAGTGTTCTCTATCCGCTTCCGCCGATTGTTCAATACTTTGATGTTGTTGGAACAGTTGAAGTTGATAAAACTACTGATATTGAATCTTATACTAATGAAATGAAAAATAAGTTATATGAATATCTTGATAAGAAATCGCCAGAAGATAGAAATATCTACAAATCTGAAATCATAAATCTTTATAATAAAAACGAACATACTAAATCCGTAAATATTGATATCAAAATTTCTGATATTCTATATTCTGAAAAAATGAATCTTGAATGGAGTGCATACAATAATGCAGACGTTCAAATATTACAAGACAAAGAACTTCAAACTTATAAAGATGTAAAAGCTGATCTCAAAACGGATGATGCAATCAATACTAAATATGGAAAAGGTTGGTGGAATAAACTTATAGTTTCTAATATTGATATTAATGGCAATCCTGTTAATCCATTATATTTCAGCGGTAGAACTATTTCACTTAAAGTTAAATATCTAAATAACAATAATAAAAAACTGACCTATAGTGCTATTGATACAAATGATAGCATAAAATTCCAGTGTATTGTAAATGAAGACGATAATACTTTAATTCTTTGTCCTGAAACAATAATTAAGCAAGGCACTACTACTAATTATAGAAATTATAAAGATAGACCTGACTATGTTTCTCCTTCTTCAGATGGTAAAACAGCTACGGATGATGGTATTGTAACACTTACATTAGGAATACCGATGTCTAATGACTTCTATTCTACATCTGACTTTAATGATTACAGAATTCAAGATTATAAAATTACACAAGAACAATTTGATAAGATTACAGCCTTATTACGTGAATGGTATAATCAATTAAGCACTATTAATTCTCTTGATAGACCAATACCTATTCCATATACAGTCTATACTAATGATAATCCTACTAGAGAAGAAAACGTAATTCGTCGTGGTAATTTTGAAGGTGATTCAAAGGTCACTCTATCTGAATTCGCATTCTGGAATTATCTTGTTCCTGAAATACTTAAAATCGCATATCCTACTGGTAAATTGAATGGAATCTATACAAAAACTAATTATGATGATGAAGCTTGGGAAGCTGCAACAAAACTTATTATGGATATTTATCCATTAATTAAACCTGGTATCTGTGACTCCATTCTTGATAGTAATAATAATATCGTAAACTTCAGTATGGATATGGATTTACCTATTGTTTACAATAAGATAAAAGTTATTCCAGAAATGGTTCGCTATTAATCTTTAAAAAAATATATATTTAAAAAACCTGATTTTTCAATCAGGTTTTATTATTATTTTTTAATTTTTTAATCTTGACTATTTACAAACCATCCAAATGTAGCAGGTCCTGTCCAATTATTTGCACCATCTGAAGTAAATTTTGGCATAGCTATTGTTTCTAATTGTAATGTTTGTCTTTCATCAACTGACCATTTTTCAAATTTAGCATATTTATCAAAATCTGTATCATTAAATAAGCCCTGATAAATTTTTGAAATACCAGTAGGACCAGATTCTGGCCAGCCATAATTTGACCAGAACCAAAAATCTTCACCATTGCCATTACCTTTAAAACCTAATCTAAGATTTGCAATAACTCTTGTTTTTCTATTAGTGCTAATGACTGGAACTAATGGAAATCCTAAATCATGACTACCAATATCTCTATAGAAAATATTTAAGATAATTTCATCATATCCATCAGGTATTTCACCAAATAAATATGGTTTTTCCCAATCTGCTGTATTTTGCATATTTAATTTAGCATATGTAAATGTCATATTATCAACTCGAACTTCATGTTCTCCTTGATATGGAACAGTCATAGTCTCTTCTGCAATACACATATAACGTTTACCATCAGAACGCTTCATATAATATGCAGCATCACCATTCCAGTTACCATCATCATCTTCTACACCAATTAAACCACAGCTAAGCCAATCATTTAATGCTATATACATTGGCGACTTATTGATATCTGATTCTCCGCTATCTATGCATGAGCCGATAACAAAATTAAGTTTATCATAATCAGTATTATCATCATTTTCATAATATATATTAGCAACAAATTTTCTATAATTTGTAGATATTTGTTTAGAACTATTATAACTGTTAGAATATCTAATAGTACCAGATGTATCAATATTTAAAGTATTTGCACCATCTTTTAAAGTTATACCAAATTTGTTTATATTTACATAGCTATTAGCTTGTGTAGAATCTGTTAACCAAATTGTACCATTACGTGCAGTAATAGAGTTAAGAACAACGCCATCATAATCAATATAACGTCCACCTGTTCCCCATCTTATAGTTCCTGCAGTATCTAATGATATACCAGAACTAGCAATATTTAATGTATGATTATTACCAATAAAATTGACAGAATTATTAATTGTTCCATTAGTTGCTGTGAAATTAGTATTAGTAATATTAGTTGCAGTTAAGTTAGATACATTTAATGTAGATGTTTCTAAGCCAACAGAACCACCCAGTGCAGCAACCTGATAGCCATTCTTGAATAACTTAAGTAAGCCTTGGTCTGCATAAAATTCTAATGCATTTTTACGATTATATTCATCAGAGCCAATACCGAAAATAACATCAGCTTGTGTATTTGCATTATATTTACCAAATATAATTTCATCTGAAACATTAGAAGCTATAAGACCTCTACCATTAACCATCATAATGCCAGTAGCATTCTCAAGATAATGCGTAGAACCACCAATTAAGATATTACCACAAGTATCAGAACCATTTAATGTATTAAGGTCAGAGCAGAATAATGCATTAGTATTTGCACCATTCATAATATAGTTAGCATCAGCACCGATTAATAAATTAGAGAATGATTCATCTTTGATAATATTATAATCAGAACGGATTAATGTATTATTTGTATTACCACCATTTGCGCTAAATAAGTTATAAGTAGATTGAATTAAAACGTTACTACCATATAAATCTCTAGCTACTGGTTCCATACTTACGTTATTCTTAGAGAATAACATTTTATCAGTATTATCAGTATCTAAAACATGATTATCTTCACCAAAGAAATCAACAGCAACTTGATGATATTCATCAATTCCATGCTGGATAAATATTGGAGATTCTACACCATAATATTGAACAATATTACCAGAAGTTCCACTACTACCACTGCTACCGCTACTACCACTACCAATATAATTTTCGACAACAGCATCTCTAACATCTGAAAAATCTATAACGCCAGTATATTCTTTGCCATAACCTTTTAATAATAAACCAACGTTATATGTTACAACCGGTTCTTCAATATAATTTTCTGGTTGTTCAATAGAAGTTAAAATATATTGATACTTATAATCATTATCTTCATCTTTCTTATTGACTGTATGAATAAGACCAGCTGCATTCCACTGTTCTTCTATCATATCTGCATTATAGGTATCTGCTACCATCAATGTCTTTGGTGTTGCAATGCTTCCTTCTTTATTAAGATGTAAATCCGCAAGAACAGACTCATCTTCACCAACAGCAAGGCGCATACTAGGACCATTATCTTTAGTCTTAAGGCCATTATTAACAAGGGAAATCTTTTTAGCAATATTTAAAACTTCTTGAGTCTTTTCATCATCTGGATCAAAACCTTCAGAAGTTTCAAAATCAAAATCATGATCAGCAACAGTCATTCTAAGCTGAAGCTTTGCTGCAACATACTTATTCTGGTCTTTTAATATCTGAATACCACCAGCAAATATCTGAGTTACTGCGTCATATTCACCATCTAACTGTGTCAATGCAAGAAGAACTGGTTTTTGTGTTTTATCAACATTAAATGATGCATCATTTGTTTCAGCATACTGTTTAGCAATAAGGCCAACATGTGCAAAAGATATATCATTACCATTATCCCAAGAAATAGTAGTTCTATCAATATCAAGTTCATATGTTCCATAAGGGCTAGTTCTATCATCTACAAGCTCAAGTGACGGAATATAATGAATTGGCAAAACATTATTACAAATATCATTTACACATTCATCATATTTTTCACGGTCAACTGGAGCAATCTTCTGATTACCCTTAGTTTCATAGCTTACATTTTTAAGACCTAATACAACATTAGGACGTTCAATCAAATTTTCTAATGTAAGACTCTTATAAGTTGCAAATAAACCCGCATCTTTATCATTTAAATCTGCAACTGGTGGTAAACCTTGAATCAATACTGCACCAACTACAGCAAATCTAACACCGTTTTCTTGGCTGACCAATAATCTACGACCTTCTGTCGTAAAAATAAGCTTGTTTTTCTGTTCTGCCATATTAAATAAACCTTATAATGTTTTCTTTTTATATTATTTATAACCTTTTTTACTATACTTTGGCAGTCAAAACTATAAATATTGCAATATGTCTGTGTTTATTTGCAAAATTTGTGGAAAAGAATTTATCGAATCTAATGCTTTTGCTCGTCATATTAAAGAAGACCATAAGCTACAAATGCAAGAATATTACGATAAATATTTGAAAAAACCTGGTGAAGGCCTATGTGCTGTTTGTGGCAATCCAACTGAATATCTTTCTACGACAAAAGGATATAGAGTTTGCTGTTCTGCCGAATGTAGCAAAATATACAAAAGAGAAATCGGCAAGAAAAAGATAGAAGAAGCTAAAGAAAATAACGAATCAGTTTCAATGAAATGTGAAATCTGTGATGAAATTATTACTGCTCCTGTCGATTTTAAATTAGAAAGTGCATTTAATGCACATCTTAAAGAAAAACATAGTATTACTTATTCAAAAGCTTATTATGATACCTACCTTAAAAAAGATGAAAAGGAAGGTATTTGTCCGATTTGTAAAAAGTCAACTTCCTATCGTGGATTATTTAAAGGCTATGCAAAATTCTGTTCAAATGAATGCTTTGGCGCTTCAGTCAAAAAAGATGAAAATGGATTTTCTTCACATAGTTCTGGAATAGTTGCTGCACTTAGACGTTCTATTGCAGCTATTACCGAAAATATAAAAACCAAATACAAACACTTCTTGGCAACAGAAAATAAAACAAAGTTATTTAAGATTGGTGAAGGTTTTAATCACAAAACAGTTTCTTCCAAGGAAGTTGTTATAACACCAGATAATGATAAGGCTTTAATAAGAACTGAAATTTCTTGTAATCAGGAACAAAAGCAATATACTGGAACTCAGACTCGTTATATTCCAAAACAAGAACATTGCACTACAACTACTTATATTGATGACATCATAGATGACGGAAATTCTATGAATGAATCAGAATGGTGCAGGTAAAATTAAAGGTATAAATAAGATATGGAAAAACTCTGGGAAAGATTCTTTTATGCTTTAGAAGATAAGAATTCTGTTAGTGGTTTACAACGCCTTGTAAACAATGCAGAAACTATGTCTTCTTATTTTGAAGCTAATGGAATTCTCTCTGAAGCAAAATTAAAATTAGGTGAATTACAAAGAAGACATAGAAAAATAAATTTGTCTGCTCATAATAGAGATATTGACAATATTCTTGTTTTTGTTTTTCTAAAATCTATCACCACAATTCCTACAAAAACAAAAGCATATCGCTTAGGATTAATTGACCGTAATGGAAAACTTATAAAGAATCCAGTAACACAAGAAGAGAATGATGCTATATCCAATCTTGATTTACTTATGTTTAAATTGAGAGAATGGTTACGACCAAAAATGTATTGTCTTGCTTCTATTAACTGGATTAGAGGTTTATATAACGATAAGAGAATCCAAAATTACTTATTAAATACGGACTATGTTTCTAAACAATATGTTGTTAGCCGACTTAATAATGAACTAGATACAATATTAAGGAAACATTAAAATGTGTTACTATCCGCCATTACCACCGAAACCTTACTGTCCAGAATGTGAAAAACGTAATATGAGCGATTTGATGAAATATGGATTCAATATCGTAGACGGTGCATATTATTGGACTATTGTTCCAGAAGTAAAAGCATGTTGTCCTATTAAAGTAAGAGTTACCAATTCTACATATAATGAAATAACGTTAGAAGTAAATGGTAAAACTTATGTAAAAAATAGAACAGAATTTATGAAATCATCATGGCGAGATTATGATTCTTTTTAATGAAAAATTTAATAATACAAAATACTTAAAAAGCTTATTCAATTCATTGAATTTTATGTATTTTGATAATTCATTACCGGAAATACCGGTAATTATTGTAAATAACGAAAATTTAAATGGCTGTTTCAAATTTGATTTCGATTTTGAACATAAACTGTTAAAAAATCCCCGTATAGAACTTTCAATTATTCATAATTTTAACTATACTGCATTAGAAAAAACATTAATTCATGAAATGGCACATTATAAGGTTTATTTAGGTTTAACTCCTGAAAAAATTAAAGAAGCCTTTGCTGCTTACGATAATAATGACTCCGATACTGTCGAAAAATTGTTAGAAATTGGCAAATATGGGCATATTAATACCTGGAAATCAATAATTTCTGAAATAAACCATAAATATAATATTAAAATAGATATCGGGAAGTATTAATATGAAAATAGATGAAGCATTAGATATTTTAGAAAAATGCGGATATGATATTAACGAAGACTTTGGTATTGGCGTTGGTGGACCTTGTGGCTTAGACCAAGGTATTCCACATGGCGGTGATGGTAAAGGCTGTTGTCCTCAACGTATGGGACTTTTATATCAGCGTTCCCCATACAGTGTAAATCCACTGTTTGCTGGTGTTCCTGCGGCTCATCACCCAGGCTATTGGTTAAACCAAATTCCAAAGAAAAAGAAGAAAAAGAAGAAAAAGAAAAAACGTCGCTTATCAGAATCTTTTACTGCAGAAATAGCTGATAAATTGGAAACATTTGCTTGGACAATTTATAAGAAGCTTTTCATGAAAAAAGATTCTCAGTTGTATAAAGCAGATGAGTTTGAATTGTATAGTGATTTTGATAAAGGATTTACCAGTGATAGTCATTCCACACACAGAGCTGCAGCTGCAGGTCACTTCTTAGGAATAATTACTAAGAATTTCTTGCGTGAATATTCTATGCTCGATGATGATGCTAGTAATAGTGATATCAAGGCACTGTTTTCTAAGTATTTGAAGCAATTCAAGAAAGAAATCAGTAGTCCTTGGTATAAGGATGATAGAACCTGGTCTGAAACTATTTAATTATGGATTTAAGATTAGAACAGTTAAATATCTTGATGAATGAAATTCGACTAGTTATTGGAAACAAAAACTGTCCAGAATGGATTGTAAAAAGACTAGGCGAAGGTGTTAAAAAAGCTAAATCATTAAATGAAAATGATGTATCAGCTAATAGCTCTATGCCAGAACCAGATTATACATTACGCCCATTTAATATTGGGGAAGAAGTCTTGAGCACCAAAGATGGTGATGAATGCGTCTACCAAATCATAGAACAAAGTGACCCTATAAATAATATAAATCTTTATACGATTAAAATTATTAAAGGAAACAAAAATAATCCACCAGGATATATTGTATATAATGTTCCAGAAACGTTGCTAGTTCATATCAAAGGGAAATAATAATGGCACGACACATTAACAAGAGACATCAAGAATTTATTAAACATATACAACAACGTATAGCTTCTCGATATAATCATAATAGTAGTTCAAATACTCCAACATTTGATACTGACCAGAAAACTCCAATCGCACCAGAAGTTATTCGTCATCGTATATATACACGATTAAATAAAAATAAACCTGCGGATATTCCAGCTCCAACACCAGCTGTAGAACCAGCATTAGATGCATTTGAAAGAGAATATCAAGAATTCATTGCTAAATTAAAAGCACAAAAGGAACAGAAATTAAAAGAAATTGAACAGGTTGATGTTGTTGAAGAACAGGCTCCAAAGAAAAAGAGAACCAGAAAAAAGAAAATAGACGATTCAACTGAAGAAACTAAAACTAAGAAAAGAAGAACAAGAAAAACAAAAGAAAAAGTAGAGGAATAATATGCCAGATTTTTCAAAAAGATATAATCAAAATGAAATTGTAACTGATTACGATGCACAACGTGCTGCTATGGCTGGTCGTGTATTACCAGTTAGACATAAAAGTTCTCGTCCTTCGATTAACACATCAAAGTTCGAAACTGAATACCAAAATTTCATTAAAAAGTTGAAAGAACAAAAAGCTCAGGAACAGGCTCAAGAAACAGTTGTTGAAACTGTTGAAGAACCAGTAGTTGAAGCTCCGAAGCCTAAGAAGAAAAAGGCTAAGGTAGTTCCAGTTGATGAACAAGTTGTTGCTGACACTGTAGTTCCAGAAGAAACGCCAGCTGAAGAACAAGCTGAACTTCCTACTTTCGACCTTGATTAATATTTAAAAATATTATTAAAAAAACCGGTTTTTAAACCGGTTCTTTTTTTACTTAGTATCGAGGGCTGTCAAAACGTCTCGTGTCTGAGCAAGTTCTCCCTTCTTAGCGGCGATTTCTTGCTTGAGCTGATCACGTTTCTTCAGTGCAGGTTCTTTCATCTTTCTATTAAGATAATTTGCTTCCGCAATATCGAGCTTAGCGCAAATCTTCTTAAGGATGAACATAGCGTTTCTGAAGTTCTTGAATTCCAAATCTTCATCATTAAGAATCTTACCGTTAAAGATTAATTCAACATCAGTCTTAATCTTTTCGATTTCAACCAACTTATCTTCACTTAATGTCTGAATTACGCTAGTTACTGCCTGCATAATCTTTTCAACATTGAACTTTACCTTTGCGGACGGTTCATCAGACAACGTTACATCATCTGGATTACCTGTTCCCTGGTTAAATTCCGGGTCGTCTTCGTGAGAATCATCGTCGATTGGAGAAGTTTCCTTATCGTCATCGCCTTCAGAATTACCGTCACTGTCTTCACTACCAGCACCACCGTTGCCACCACCAGCACCGCCACCAGCGTCATTTCCACCGCCAGCATTATCGCCAAACGGGTCTCCACCGGCGTCGCCACCACCACCAGCATCACCAAACGGATCACCACCAGCATCACCGCCAGCGTCGTTAGAAGCTGATGCAAATGGGTCATCTTCTTCTGTAATTATCTTTCCCGGTCCCTCATAATCTGATTCTTCTGTCAAAAAACTTGTAAAACTAGATGCTTCATCAAGTTTAATTGGCTCAAATTGAGAATCCAGGATATCTTTTAACTTTTTCATAAGCATTAATCCTTAGTTATTTCTTAAAAATTTCCTCAAGTCTATTCTTGATTATCTCTTTATTTATACTACGAATATTTGAACATGTTAAATAATTGAAAAAAGCTCTAGCAGCTTTTGTATTTTTCTTCGTTAAAAGCTCAAATAATCCAAATTTATCTTCATTTATGAGTAATTGCACCATTAATTCCATTAAATCTGTCAATCTGTCTACTGTGCAATCACGTTCCTCTTCTGCATTATTCTTAAACATCTTATTAAAGTGTTTTTGCAGAAATTCCTGTCTATGATCTATCCTATAATATATTGAAAATAACATTATTCCCCTTACGATAAATCAAAGTCAGGATGTTCAATCTTGGCTGTTTCTAAATTCAAATCTTTCATTATCTTAAACTGTTCTTTCGAGTCAAATATATACGTATTATTCTGTGTAATCTGACCAGGTGCTGCAGGATTCTTACCAGCAAGACGCTTTTCAGCAAGTCGTTCTTTACTAGCTAATGCCTTTTCTTTAAACTCTTCAGCAGATTCAATAACCTGGTAATCCGTAAGGTCTTTACTTAATTCCTTAAGTTGAGCTACATTTTCTCGAACAGATTTAGATAATGTTGCATATACAGCATACATATTCGGAGTTCCAGCACCGTTAAGAATCATCTCTTTCATAGATTCCATAACTTCGCGGTCCGATGCGATTAAATCTTGTAATTCAGCTTTAATATATTCTTTATCTTCAAGAGTATATTTCTGTGTAGCTATACCTTCACGAACTTCTTCTATCTTTTCATTCGCTTTATCAATAACTGAATTAACAATAGGCTCTGCTTCGTCTATGTTAAATTCTTTTTTCAAATTATCAAATACACTCATATCTAATTATAAAATATAGTAAATTATTTATAACATAGGACGCTTAATAATTAATTCCGATTTCTTCTTCCGAAATCACCTTAAAAATATAACCGTTCGCATTACACCATTTTCTTGCAGCTGTCCACTTAGAATTATTAATTCTAAGAACTTTACAACGTTCCTGCCAAGAATTTATCGCTTTCTGTGTTTTTGTTTTTGGGGGTTCGGGGAAAATAACCTCACCATGTTCGTCAAGTCTTGCGATTTGACATTTTGGTTTTACTTCTAATATATATTTAACTACTTTTCCGGTATTTTCACGACATACGAAATAAAAATCAGTTATATACGTATGCTGTTTACCATCTACTTCAGAAATATATGGTATTTTTAATACTTCAGAACCCCATTCTAAAACAGATTCATACTTATCACAGAATCTCATAAACTTTAATTCCCAGCTACTACGATATGTAATTGCTGGCTTATTGCCTAATTTACCATTTGTATTAAGGCATTTTTCAGGATGCTTCGGATAATAGTTTCCCTGTGTATATGTTTTTGCAAATATTGACACTTACCAACCTTTAAAATAATCATAGTATTGAGTTTCATCTTTGATTTTTTCTGGGTCATTATATCCATCATTATATTGTTGAGCCGGGAAATCACCAGTTACCTTATTGTTTATCTTCAATGGGTCATTGATATTATACTGCTCATGTATATCTTCCTGTGCAACTTTATAAATTGGATCTTCCCTATTAGACAATGTTGGATCATTTGTATTAATTGTCCATTTGTCATCCATGTAGACTTTTAATGTCAATGTATACGTATGCTTTGCCAAACCAAATGCTTCACTCCAATACTTAACATCTACAATTCTATAAAATGTATTATTTGCTTCTATGTAAATAATATCACTAATTTTTGGTTCTGATTCTGGATTAACTTCTGGCGTATTCTTATCATATCCGCCATAAGTAGAATAGTAGTTAAATGCTCCAATAGAAGCATACATTGTAACTACATCTTCTCCCCAAATACCTTGTAACTGATATGTTCTTACATTTGGAGGTAATGATTCAACATATCCCATAAAATACCAGCTACGTTCGATAATTCGTAATGGGTCTTCTCCATAAAGCTTATCTCTCAAAAGATTTTCAGATACTTTATAATATGAACATTTAATGCCAAATAAACCGTATGCACCATCAGTCAACTCATCGACTGTTCCTTCTTCGTTGTCACATACGATATTATCCTTGTCATCTTCCAATGCTTTTGTAGAAGAACAAAGCCATGGATAAATTGAAATGTCTGTTACCTTATTAGCCATATATTATTTATCATTACTTTAAAGACACAATACCGTTTTCAGACCACTGAACATTAACTTTATTATCTCTTAAATTATAAGTTTTCGGTAAATCTATATAGCAGAATGGTATAGCATTGCTATAATCTCTTGGAAATAACTTATAAGTTGGAGTCATAAACTTAATATCTTTACCAATGGATTTTAGTTTTTTCTGTAATGTACTTTCATAGTATAATTTTCCCTCATAATTATAAAGTGGAACTCTTGTGCCATTATACCATGTAATTAATAAAGCACCACCAACATAACTATTTGAATTAGTTTGAACAATATCAAAGTCTTTATCGGTTGTTCTCATATTAATTTTATCTTCTATAACGAAATCTTGTTTTACATCAAAAACATTATAATCTGAAGCAGAAAATCCTGAACAAAAATTATAATCTGATTCGAAATAGTCTTTACAATAGTCTTTCCATTCATCGACTAGTTTCTTATCAGTTAATTTTGTTATATCAAAACCATTTATCCTATTTAATACATTATTTGATTCTTTTGAATTGAACGTATCATCTACATAATAATCAAAATTTGTATAACAAGTATCTCTTTTTAATGGTGTTTTAACAGGAGCATCATATTTAGAAAATAAATATGCTGAAGCTGGAATATCTAACATTTCTTGATATGATGCTGTAGCTGGTAAATCATCTTCTTTTGATACATTTTCAATACTAAACTGACCAAGATTTGATAAATAAACGGCACTAATTTTATTCATATTAAAATTATCGCCTTTATTATTATTAGAATCACAGAATATATTAGTGATATTACGTAATCTTAAATCCTTATTATTCTCAAAATTTTGATTTTTATAGCAAAACCACAAATCAAAATTTGTTGGCTGATAGATTTCATCTTTTGAATATCCATGTAACAAAACATTATATACAAAACTATTGAATATTTTATTTTTGTTTGCCATATTAATCAATCTCCAACATTAAACCTGAAACACCAGTGCCATAATTAGAATTAATCATACCATTATTTTTTGCAATATTACTTAATTCATTATAATTTATTGTAGTACTTGGCTGACTACTTAATGACCAAGTTGTACCTTCAGCACATTCACCAAGGCCAACATCTATATACATAACTGGATTTAATTTACTATC